TCGAGTTATTAGTTCTATAATTTCTAACATCATTTATCCTCCCATGACATCTGATTTTGAAAGTTTACGTAATATGTAATCTTGAGCTGGTTTGGCGATTTTACTTAAGAACCTTAATAAACTTGCATATTGTCTATGTGTTAATGGACCTTTACGTCGGTTACATCTGTCACATATCATTTGCAGATTCTTTGAAGTGGAATCACCTCCTAAACTTAATGGAATAATATGGTCGCAAACCATATTATTAATATCAAGATGCTTGATACAATAACGACATTTGCGACCATAATCATTTAATAGAATATCACGTATTTCTTTTAAACTCATACAAAATTCAACTTCATATTCTTTACTACGTCTTTTTAATGTAGTTTTTAATGTAGATGATTTTTTCATAAGCCTATGAAATACATTCTTCCAATGATTTCCATGTAACTTTTTAAGTTTCTTTTGAAACTTTTGTTGCCACTCAGAAATTACCTTTGTTTGTCTAGGCAGTTTTTGTTTACGAAATCCCATAAGTTTTTAATATACCTTTTTTATTTTTACTTATTTTAAAAGTAATATTAAATCCTATAATAGTTATTGTAAACGCATATCCTGTTATAGTAGTGTTAGATTGCCTAGCAATTGAAAACCATAATAATTTCCAAAATAATATTATAGCTTTCATATCTTTATCCCAATAATATTGGAATATTTGTCCTTTATTCATATACTCTCCTAAGTCTAAAACTATGTGTCCATTGTACATCGCACTCCCAATTGGAGTCACCGTCTGTATTTTTAAGCATTTTTATTTTCTTCTTAGGGTCATCAGCTTGTCCATCAACTGAAATAACTTTTCTACTAGCATTCTCTATGGCTCCAGAGCCTTTAGCTGCATATAATGACAGCTCATCTGATTTACTATGTTCTCTGCCAACTTGAGATACTTGTATAATAATTACATCCATATTTACTGCCATATTGGATAAGCTATGAGAAATGTATTTTAATTTCTCGTGTTCACTTCTTCCATTACCACGTGTATCTATTAAATCGATATAATCTACTATTACTAATGATGGTTGCAATTCCTTTATCTTTTGTTGTATCTGGTCAATTGTAGGCGATATTGTTTGAAAGGTTATATGAGCTAAATCATCTTTATGTTTCTCAAATATACCTTCAAAATTGTCATTGACTTCATCCTTATCTAATCCTGATACAATTTGTAATCCACGTCTATGCATATACCAATCTGCTAATTCTAATGAAAGAAATAATGTTGGTATTTGCCATTCTGGATTAATAGAGTCATTTGCAAAATCAACTCCTAATGCTAAATTTTGAACAAATGTACTTTTATTTGAACCTGTTCGCCCAAATACAGTAATTAATTCTCCTGGATATATATCACAATCAATATGATTCATTCCAAGTGCTTGAGATAGATTAATTGTACGACCACTAAAGTCAGTTTCTAATCTTTCTTTTAATTTAGCCTGTAGAGTTTCTACTGATGCTGTTTCTATCATATAATCTTTGCGTTGAAAATGTATACACTTTGTTTTACAATGCTTTTCCATTATCTCATCTTTACATCCATATTGATAACCTGCATTATAAACACGTTCTACAATTCCATTAAGGACTTCTTTATTTAACTGATTTTGATTCCATTCCGATAATACAGCTTTTGCATAATAACTAGGAACTCCATTACGTCTTAAATGACTTACAATTCTCATTGCTGTTGTATTCCTACAACCATCTTGAGGTCCTTGCATAAGCATTTGCTGTACACAAGGAACTATTGTTAATGGTTCTCTAACTTTATTTAATGCATCTATTTTCGGAACACTAGTTTGCACGTATTCTGATAATTCACCTTCTCCTAGTAAAGATTGATACGGGAACTCTATTCTTGGCTTTTTTGCAAGCTCTATAATAGTTTCTGCTTTTTCATTCATTATCTCTTTTATAGTTAAAGGTATTTTATATAGATTAGTTTTTTGATTTAGAGTATGCTGTACTCGATACAATGCTGTACGAATGTATACCATATAATCAGCATGTGGAAACAACTTCTTCATTGTATTCTTCACTATATATGGTAAGTCTGAAGATGTTGGAAATTCAAATGTATCATTACTGAGTACAATATGATATCCGCTACCTGAAAAATAAGCTTGTACACCATTATGAGCACAGCCTAACTCTTCTAAATCATAAATAATACTACGTGCTAAGTTGAGAGTATGCTCATTTGTATTATCTTGTTTATCAATATCAATTAACACTTTATCAATGCTACGTTCTCCATAATAATTCTTAAGCGTATGTCCATTCTTTTTAGCGAACTCTACAGCTTCTTCATTATATACATATGCAGAACGATATAACGTGCTATTCATATCAATATACTGGAATAATTCATTTTTAGGAATCAACATACCTCTATTGTATGGTGTTCCTTGTGCTATCTCAACATAATCCATTATAGATTATCTAATGCTAATGAACCTAAATCTTCTGCATCAACTTGTTGGATAGGTTGAGCTTCTCCTGTATCCTCTTTGATGTAGCCTCTAGATTTCATCCAATCAATATCTTTTTGTAACTGTTCTCGACAATTACCACCATTAGGATACATTTTATAATGTGCTACATTATATGCTTGTTTCCCTGGCTTTTTAGGTGCCTGTTTATAGAAATAGGCAAGATATTTACCATCTTTTCCTGGTGTTTCTCCATCCCATTCTTCTGTATATCCATTGAGAAATTCTGCAATATCATCTATTTTATTACCTTTTGCATCTTCCCATTCACCTTTAATATTGACTCCTGCATCACAGTTAATAGTTGCAAAGAATGCATACATTCTTTTGATTACACTACCACCTGATACATTTCCATTTGGCTCTTTTTCAAAGCCACCTACAATATTAGCTCTTCTAGTATATTTACTACCATCTTGCAATAATGTTACTTGAAGATAGATATCAGCCCAATCAAAATCTGCTGATTTATCTTCTATATCCACTATAGTACAGGCACATATACCACTAAAATTACTAGTTGTAGTTGTTTCTGGTTTAAATAACGCCATCTTACTTTTTCTCCTTTTTATATATTTTATTCCAATCAAAGGGTAATACTTTGCCACGTAAATGAGGACTTCTAGACCCTGCTTCTAAAGCATCGTCTGATTTAAATGAAATCATTAATTTTTCATCTTCATCCCTAAATATATAGCCAATAGCATCACTATCTGACATTATCATGTTCTTTAAGCGTCCAGTAATATCAAGACTTTCAGGCTCTACTATTGCCTGTCCTTCTATTACTGCTTTAGCTGTCTTTCTATGACCAACTATAATAAGATGGTCGCATACGTCTTTAAACGCATGTATAGTATTCATAACTTTATCACGTGCTAATCCCCATCCTTTACCAAAAGGTAGGTCAGCTAAAGCTTGAACGCTATTTTCTTCACATACGGCTGCTTCTGCCCATTGTACTACTTTATCGATAGTATCAATAGCTATATATTTAAACTCGTGTCCTTCACGTGCTTGTTTTAATATATCTATTAATTCTTTACGATTATTAGCATTAAGTATATGACCTTCCACCATATTAGAACCAGATTCTGTATCAATGATAAGACATTTGTCTAATCTGGATAACATTGTAGTTTTACCTATTTTAGGGGGACCATACATTAATAACGTACTTGGGTTTTGAGAAATAGCTTTTCTCTTTGCTACTTTAAGTACCATTTTACTCCTCTTCTATGAAATATCAAGAGTCTCACATATGTTCTACCTCACGCTCAAGGCGATTCTGGAATTATAAACCCAGCTATTGACTCTTGATAATTCAATTTTTGTTAAATAACGACCTTTTAATCTACAACAATTATTCTGTTTTTCCAAGAACTAATCCTGGAAATGTAAAGAAGAATTGCTGTGGACAAGGCTCATTATTTAACGTTTTCTTTACTGCATTTGCTATAAATGCACCACTCATATTTGAACAGTAGGAAGTCGCTTTAGCATTGCAAGGTTCATCTTCAGCATTTGCATCTGAATACCAAGTAGTCTTATATTGCTTAAGAGTTGGATTCTTCAACGTAAACTGATGATATTCCTCCGCACCCATACGACCATCTATTAATAGATAAGGATTGTTAGTTCTTTTTAAGGCCGCTTCTGCTGCTTCTAAGCGACTATCCATACTGTCAAATCCCAAAATCACTATATCACCTTCTCCTAAGGGTTTGATGAAATGCGTAAATTCACCAAATCTTTCAGTAACACGTATTTCTGGGTTGATTTCTTTTAAATGTTGATGTAAAGCTACCACTTTAGGTTTTTTAATATCTTTATAAATATAATAGCTTACACCTACATTTTGTACCTCAACTTTATCTAAATCATAAAGCACAAATATATCTGCTCCCATTCTAGCAAGTTGAGTAGCTGCGGCACTACCAATAGCACCGCAACCAAGGATATGAAAGATTTTATTGCCAAAATTTTCAATTAATCCAACACTTCTTTGATTAAATTCTGCCATCTTTCCCTCCTTCTATATTTTCAAACATATCAATTGGATGACTAGTCATACACTCATTATGAATATCTGTAACTGTTTTCATTTCTTTAACTTGTAAGTTATATTGTTTTAACAATTTATTCAATTTACGTGTACCCTTACGAAAAGCTTTACCTTTAATAACACCACTCATAAAGCTATCTTGTAGTTTTTCCATATCTTCCATACATTGTTCTAATGTTTCAACAGGAACACCAGTAATACATAGTTCATCATCTAAATCATCCCACCAAGTATTTTGAAAAGATTGATTATATTGACGTGTTTCTTTTTGTTGACCCCATAATGTACCTTGAGAACCATAATTATAACCACCATAAGTAGTAATAGCAACAGTTTCTTTAGTACATAAATCATTAACTTCTTTATCAATTAATGGATTAATTACATCAGGGTCAGTCATCATATTAAGTTCAACATTTTCTTCATGCATAAATGGATTAAAGAATTGAATACGTAATTTATATTCTCTCTTTAAATTTACTACTAAAGATAATGTCCAATCATTAGCTGGATGACTTAATATTGTAGAATCATCTGTACCTGACCAAAATGCTCCCATTGTATGATGACTATGCCACCAACAATGTCTTACATTATTGCCATGTTTTCCTATCATTTTAGAAT